CATCTAATGGTTTTGCATGTTTGCAAGGTAAGGAGAGTTATTTAGATTTCGAAAATAAAATTATTAAACCGGAAGGTTATAAAGTTTTATATAGATTAAGAGATAACGCTAATAATGAAATTTTTGATGAAGATGATTTCGTATGTAGAGAAACTTTTAAAGATGAGTTAAGAACAGAAGCTAAAATGAATGAGCCTAGATTATTTAGGGTTATGCCTTTTCCCCATATTTGGTGGTCTAAGAAAATTTTAGGAGAGTTAATACCTTGGTTTAAGAAGAATTTACATACTTTTGGAGTTTGTGTTGGTTTTAATCCATATACTGATTTTCATAAAATGGTCATGAAGTTATCTACTGGAGAAGTTTTTGGAGATGAAGATTATGGAAAATGGGACGGTTCTTTGTTGGCTTTAATAGTTTTAACTATTAAGGATGTTTTTAAATCTATTTATCAGGGATCAAATGTTAAGGTTTTAGATTATTTAATGGTCACTATTGCTAGATCATGGACTTTAGTAGCCGATGAATTATGGGCAACTACTCATTCAATTCCATCAGGAACTTGGATGACTTTGCTTATAAATTGTCTGGTTAATAAAGCGTTGACAGCATTAACGGTTTATCGAAGTAAACCAAATGCAACAATAGATGATGTTTTAGGAGTTAATGATTATGTATGTGGAGACGATAAAACTTTTAGTAGTACTGTAAATTCTAACTATAATTTATTCACTGTTAAGAAAGTTGTTGAAGATCTAGGTATGACAATAACAAATGGTGATAAAACACCAATTACTCAACCATCTAGAGATTTGATGAAATTAAATTTTCTTAAACGTAATATTGTTTATCATCCAGTTTTGAAAAGATATGTAGGAGCACTTTCAGTAAATACATTATTTAATACTGTTCAGTGGTATAACGCTGATAAAGTGGGAGATAGTTTAACTTATGACGATTTGCTAAGAGATAAATGCAATGCTGTTTTGATAGAGTCTTATTTACATGGTGAAAATTGTTTTAAATTATTTTTCGATTATTTTGACAAGAATAATATTGTTGGTTTATTTAGTATGTCTAAAGTAATTCAAATTCTTGAAGATCCTGATGGATATGAATATACTCTTGATTTATTAAAGAAAAATTATATGAATTGATTTTGTTTATTTATTTATTATTTATTTTTAT